ATCACTACTAACACTACCACCATTAACAACCATTTCTCCATTAAATGTAGTAAGTGAAGATAAACTACTTGGCACTGTTACACCTGTTCCATCACTAAAATCATGTGTTAATGTTTCTGCACCCAATGTACTTTTTACATCAGCAGGAATCTTTGAGTATGAAGTAGATTCAAGAACAGATTGGATTTGACTTTGCGTTAGTTCGCCTTTCCAAATTCCTGCACCTGCAATAGAACCATCAAATGTTCTTGCTAATCCTGTGTTGTTGCCAATAAATAAATTTCTACTTGAATCATCAACTGCATTACCAGCAGGTGTACTAAATTCTGTTACTGCTACACTTATACCATTAATATAATATGTTGCGTTGTTATCAGTAGAACTATTATTATAAGTAACAGCTACATGAGTCCACTCATCTATATTAACTTCAGTATTAGTCGTATCCCATGTACCAATAGTAGTTGCACGACCATGAGCAAATCTTAATTTACAAGAATTGCCACTTTCTGCGTTAGTCAATAAATGCCAGCCGTCATTTCCACTTGTAGCATCTGACTTATCAAATATTCTGCCTAAACTATTTTCACCATCACTTGAAGGATTTATCCAAGCAGTAAGTGTAGCACCACCAACAAATACATTATCTAATATACTATTAGAACCAATATTAATTATATCAGATGTGCCGTTGAACAAAGCACTACCATCTCCAATCGCATCTGCTTGTCCTTCTTTAGCTACATCAACTGCACGAGGTAAGATCGGTGCATTGCCACCATATACTGATGAGGTAGTTGTTGCTCCTGTGACTACACCTGTGTTTGAGATAACTTGCTTAACTGAAACATTGTCTATATATCCTTGCCAATTACCTTCTGCATAAAAGTTTAATGCCTCTACTGTGCTACTTCCTGCAGTTATATATTCTGTATAAGTACCAGAATCATATATGTAAGTAAAGCTACCTGCTCCAACTCTTACTCTTATATTACCACCAGACTCTTCAACTACTCTAAATTGTACTTTATATAATCCACCTGCAACTATAGTACCAATACTTTTATTTGCTCTTGCAAATATTGCTGTAGTAGCTGAACCATCAACAATTCCAAGAGCGTTATCTCTGTAAACCCAACCTGTATCATTATTAGTAAAATCAGATATTCCACTATCAAAGTTTCCATCTGACATTATTTCAGTACCTAATTCTTCTCCTGTTGCAGGTTGTACTACTCCATCACTTGCACTATCTAACGCCCACCATGCTTCTAAACTTGTTTTTTCTACACCCTTTAGTTGGCTATAGGATTTGTTCATTATGGATTGGATTTCTTCTGGTTCGAGTTCTCTACTCCATAATGCTACATTGGTCATACTTCCTTTAAAAAAATTAGTATCGTTATTTTGACATCCTATTTTTGTTGTGGTTGATTCTATTGTCATTCCTGTTACACATATATGAGTCCAAGTATTTAATGGTACTGTAGTTCCTTCTACTCCGTTAATATATTTAGTTCCACTTGCACAATAAATTGAATTATTAGCATTATTAGAAAAAGCTATATATCCTGTACCGCTATTTTTTCTGAAATCAACAAAATATGCACCATCTTGCCTAGTTTTAAATACCCATCCCATTACTGTATATGTACCACTTGATAATGTTGCTGATACATCGATTCTATCATCAGCACCATCAAACTCTGTTGAACCTTCTGATGGGAACTTTAGCGTGTCTGACTTGCTTGATTTGAAGTCGAGATATAGTTTAAGGTTATCCTTAACAAAGGTTAAAAGGGATACACCACCTTTTGCTAGACTGCTGCCTAATCCAAGCATAATCTAGCCTAAGTATGCTACTACTGATCCACTTGATAATGTAAACGCAGACCAACGACCAAAAATTGTAACTCCTTGTGGAAATGTAACACTTGCTGTGCTGTCTCCATTATTGTTAGAGTTTCCTATATATAGATTAGTACCACTTTCAGGTGTAAGAACGCTAAATACACTATCTTCTAAAAATGTAATAGCTACTATTTCTTTACCAGATACAGCAGAAGTTCCTGTTTCTAATATAGAACCTGCTTGTCCTAATCCAATATTGTTTGATTCATTTACTGAGTATTTATGTAATGCCATCTTGTTTCTCCTTACTATGACTTACCGAGCTTGGCTATTCTCATGGTCATATTGGTTATAATAAAAACCCATCGCTGGGTATAATAACGTAGCTAGTAGCAGAACCAAGCTTACCTTGATTATCTGTTCCTTTTGCTTTAGCTACTAAATCTTCATATTTAGTTCTCCACAATTGAGCAAACCCAAGTATTTCTGGGTCTTCATCAGCACTAGCTTTTATTTCAAATAATTTTGCAATAGTATAATACGCTAATGCTTTGTGATATATTTTATCAAAATTAGGACTATCATTATTTTTTAATGTAGTAGTACCATTTCCTGAACTAGCTTCAAAATCCCAATCATTTCTAGAAACATATAAACGTATTTCTTTTACTTCAGTAGGACTTGTAAATGAAGTGCTTCCTGATGTACTTGCTTTAACAATTCCTATTTGATTGCGTTCAATCCACCAATTGTGACTTTGTGCGTTTGCTCTTGCCATTATGTTATATCCACTTCATCTGGAAATGTAATTAAACGTTGAATAGTATAATTATCATAATCTACTTTATTTACTTCTACTATATGTCTTTGAGAACCATCACCATCTAAGTCATTTAAATCATAATAACGTTGGTCTATTACAGTATTAAATGTTTCTACACCTTTTAATATTTTAGTTCTACTAGTAAAATCTCTAGATGCTTCTGTCAAATGTAATGCTATATCAGCATCAGATTCATTAGGAAATACTTTTTTTATATATGTTTTTAATTCTGTATGTGTCATAATTAATTATTATTTTTTATAACTTTTTTTACTCATTTTTTTCTTTTTCATTTTTTTCTTTTTTGGTGGTCTTCCTTTTTTAGACCCATAAGTACCCATACCTTTTGGCATATTTTTTTCCTTTCATAAGAGGAGGGGCATAAAGCCCCTCACTCTTTATTTTGTATTATCCGTCAATTGTAATTCCAGCAGCAACTTTTCCAAGTCCACCAACTATATAATAGTTAGCGCCATCAGAAAGTAATTTGACATAATCGCCAACGACTGCATTACTTGCTACAAAATTAATTCTAGCATTAGAACCACTACTTGTATCAGCAACATCATCTGCTGCACCTGCACTAATAGAACCTTTTATAGCTCCAACAGTAGTAGCAACTGTATGGTTGCCACTTGTAGGTGCAATCTTTACTATTACTTTTATTTCAAACCCTTTACATTTTGTTGGGTCAGGAAGAGTAACAGCAATTCCTGTTGCATGATTAAGCATTATTGATTTACCACTATCAGCAATACTTAAAGATGTTGCACTAACAATATCTTTAACTCCTGCTGTTGAACCACCTAAATAAGGTCTAGCCATAATAAGCCTCCTTAATCTGTGATTTTAAACAGAGAATGACTCTCAATTAACTGTATACCAAGTCCTTCATCAGACATATATTGATCTTTAACACCATCAAAAGCATTATCAGTTTTAATATTAGCCTGATACATTGCTGGTCTATACTGTGCATGAAATAGATTCTCATCAGAAACTACAACCATGTACTTGTTATATTGACCTCTTAATGCTGGAGTTGGAATTAACTGAATCATACCATGAGGTGTTTCTAGTACTCTGTAATTAAATCCTAATGAATCTCTTTTCATATCACCAAGATTTACAGTCCAACCAGAATTACCAGCTAATCCAGAACTACCAGCCATTTTAGACCAATATCCTAAAGCACCAGCACCTACAAAAGCACGTTTAACACCTATTTCTGGTACATACTGAAATACTTTTTCCATATCATCTACAAAATCACCATAAGAATAACTTGCTTCAGATATAGAAAAAATGTTTTGTGCATCTTGACTTGCGCTATCTTCACCGTATTTTTCTAAAGCACTTACAATTCCAAAAGTACTTCTAATTAAATTACCATCTGCATCTGTTCTTCCACCATCAGCAAAAGTCTCATCAATATTAGAAGACCTGTTTCCTGCTCCGTAAGAAGCTTCACCTAAACCAGTTCCACCTACTCTCGTACCAAATAGGAAAGCTTTTTCTTTTTGCATTTTATGTTCTTGAGCTTTTTGTCTGCGTAATCTTGCTAATTCAGATGATTCTCCTCTTAGTACTGCAGCTTGAAGTGTTCCAGTTACCTGTAAAGCTGTTTTGAATATTTGAGTAGAATTATATACTACCTGCAATTCATCAGCCCAGCTATCAGGTGCTGAACTACCTTCACCATGTGCATTACCTATAATGCAATAGTAATCATTATCAACTAAAGAATAATCACTACCACTAACTGTAGAAATTAATTTTACTTTAATTTCATCAGCATCTACAATAGAAGATATAATACCTGTTGCTTTTTTACTAGTTTTAGCTGAGTTCCATATTTCAAACATTAAACCAACATAACTGCTGTCTACACTAGATGCAAGACCTACAATTTCATCGATATTTAATGCAGCACTTTCAGTTCCATCAACTGCAAGTGTAACTGTTTCCCCAGCATTTCTAAACTCTTGTTTTACCCAAGGGTTTCTATGTTCAAACATTTTGAAAATAGGGTCTGGTACTGAACGTAACTCCTGATTACTAACCATTGTAGTAAAGGGAGCAACATCAGTCCATAGTTCTTTAGTAACTTGTGGGTCTACATAAAAATCTCGTCTTTCATTATATAGAACGCCACTAGCACCAAGTTTCTTTTCAGTTGCCGCCATTGCGTAACTCCTTTTTTACTAACGACCTAGTAATGCATCACTAAAAGATTGCTCTTCAGTTCTAGGTTGTTCAGATTTACCTGTAATCACAGAAGGATCTTTAGGTACTGATAACCTTTGAGCTTGATTTTGCATCTCTTGTGTTTTTTGTTGCACTACTGGATTCGCATTTGTTCTTAATTCAAATAACTTAGCTAAATTATCCATAGAAAGATTATCTGGTGCAGAAGCCCATTTAATAAATTCATTAGCTTTTGCGTTATCCCAACCATAATTATTAACAGCGTGACTATATGCTTGTTGTTGAATAGCCTGCTGTTGTTGTACAGCTACTTGTTGTTCATACTGAGATTGCATTTCTGCTTGTCTTTGTGCATCAACATTTTTTAGATAACCAAGATACTCATCTCTATAGTTTTCTTTAGCTACTCGATACTGAAATGACTTTGATTCTGGGTCATTATAAGCATCGACTTCATTGTAATTAACTGGTTTTTCAGGTTCTGTAGGCTCCTTCAACGAAGTCTGCTGAACTCCCATAGGGGTTTGTCCTGCAGGTTGTCCATTGGAGAGCTTGGCTTCTAAACTATTAAGAACCTCTGGATTATTTCTAATAATTTGCTCAACAGGAGCCATACTATTTCTATAATAATCCAGTTCTTCTCTAAGTCCAGATAGCTCACTCTTGGCTTTATCAGCCTGTGACTGCCAGTACTCATACCTATTAGTGTCTTCTTTTGGGTCAACACTATTTTCTGTGGTTTCACTAATTGGAGCTGCAACTTCTTGACCACTAGCAGGGTCAACATCAGTTGTAGGTATATTACCAGAAGGTATCTCTTGAGACAACTCTCCTTGAAACATTTCTACATCTTGTGTAGGTGCAGAACCAGCATCAACTACTTCCAAATTATCCATTTTTATTTTCCTTTATTTGCGATTTGGTTAATTCCAGCAACCGCTTCCTCAATTCTCTTCATTTATACTTAGTATAGTTTCATTCATTTGACGCTGTGGATTATCTTCAGCAGCTATAGATAAATCATTTTTTGCATTCTTTAACTCATCACTAAGTCTAGATTGATATAATTTTTGTGCCATTTCTACTTTGGCTTCAGCTTTAGCAAGCTTCTTTTCAAATTCTTTTACCTCTACACGTTTTCTATCATGTAGTGATTCCCTCTGTGCAGTCTGTAAGTCACCTTTAAGTTTCTTAATTTCTTCATTTTGCATTTGTAACTGTGATTGTAATTGTTTCATCTGTCCAGATCTTTCTAGTACACCTTCCATATCTGCAACATCTGTTTGTTTTAATAACTCTATTTGGTCAATTAAACCAGCTTGATACAACTGCATGTAGTACTCAAATCTTCCCCAACGGTTACTTGGCAATGTAGAACCAGACAATACTATAACATCGTATTTACCAACAGTAATGTCATTTTGTTTCCCTACAACATTTCCTATATCATCATACATAGGACTATTAACTACAACCTCCATAGGTTTATTATTAGGTTGCATTATTCTCATAACTTTTTGGTCTGTATAAACTTGCTGTATTAAACCTATAACTACTTTAGCTAATTGATTTATTCCTTCTTCTATATCATCTCTTTTAGATTTTATACGTCTTTGACCATATTCGTCTAAAGCAACAGTACCTTTAAAAGTTTGTGGTGCAGCACCCATGTCGCCCTGCATTAAAGCGTATATACCAAGGATTCTTTCAATATCAGCTTTTGCATCTGCCTCATTTTTATATAATTCATTAGGCAAAGGTATAGGGGATGCTACTATAGGACTACCTAACTCTGGGTCAAACTCTATGACCGCTGTTCCTGCTCTACCCCAATCTTGTTCTACCTGCTGTTTGTTTACTGCACCACGAGGGATTAATAATTTTACATTTGTACTACTAGATGCATGTGCAATAATTAATGAGCGTATTTTATTTATATACTCTTGCAATCCTTTTACAAGTCTTACATCAGACATAGGATAAGGATTACGATTAAAACCATTCATAAATGGCACAATTGGATATTCTTCTATAGGTAGTATTGATTTATATAACATATAATCACCTACAGAAACACATTGCTCTATGTTTGTAACTTCTATTTCGTTTACTAAAATTCTATTATCTTCTATTAAATGGTCTTTAGTAGCAATGTCTATATAGCTTGTAGAGTTAGGTATTGACCCTTCATGTTCTTTACCTCCCATTGGCATAGGTTGACCTGACATAGGGTCTTGCATCATATGGAATGTATCACCCATTTGTTCATGCAATTGAACATAACCTCTTACTTGTTTTTCATCGGTAAATATTTGAACATCACCATTATTATCAGTTAAGATAACTACTTCTTCTTTTTTGTATTCATCATATTGTTCTATATTTAAAACTTTTTCTTCATTAGCATAAGGGTCATAAATCTTATAATAAGGCATACGTATTTTTGTATACCTAGTAAACATTTCTAATTCTCTATCCCCACTTAATTCCTGCCCTGCTATTCTGCTTTTAACTGTAACATCTTCAGAATATAAAGAAGCTCTACTTTCAGCAGGTATATTAATATGACTAGTTTCTTGAACTTGTAATATTTGTTCTTCAAATTCAGGAAAATATTGTATTAATTGATTTTCACTCATCAACTTAGCTATAATTATATGACCACAATCTCTAGCAAAAGGATCTTTACTGCTTGGGTCAAAGTATACTTCAAGAGGGTCTATTGATTTTAGACAAACTTCACCACGACCAAAGTCTTTATCTGGGTCTGTATATGCCATCATAACTCCCATGCCTTTAACATAATAGTCATCGATGCATTGCTTAAGTTCTACGTTGCCATGTGAATTATCCCAGACGTAGGACATTAAGTCAGAAAATAAACGACCAACTTCTGTATCGCTGGTTTCTCTGGCAGTTGACTGAAATCGTGGTTTGTTAGCAGAGAGCATAGCTTTTGCTTGCTCTACTGCAGAAAAAACTACATTTACTACAATTGGTTCTTGAGCTTTATTACGCAATGCAGTAGCTTGTTCTTTTGTCCATTGCTTACCATTGCGAAACTCATTATCCTCTACAGCTTGCTTTGCCCAGTTTTCTCTAGCAGAACTATATTCTTTTAATAAATCGTGTGTAAATTGTACTTCTGAGTCTTTATTAGAGTTATTGTTATGCATAGAGTTAGGTTTTTAATTACTTAAACTGTTAATATTAATAAAAAGTTCCAAATTAAGATATTTTCCAATCGTAAGATTTTGCAGCAATATTGCTGCTTTGTTTTTTATTTAATTGTTCTGCTACATGATTGGGAGTATAACATTTTTTCATTGCATAATATAATCCATCTAATAAATCATCATGCTTGCCCCTAGGGTATAACAATAGTTCATCTTTTAATGCTAGTTGTTCTTTTTTAATATACATTTTTTTTTGTGCAAAATATGGCTCCATTGTTTCTAGTCTTGAAGATTTACTTGTTCGTGGAGACTCTTTTATTTCTAATCCACTAATAAATAGATTTTCTTCTTCTGTTCTTTGTCTCAGGTATTCTCGTAACATTTCCTGATAACCTACAGACTCAATACGTACTTTTACAGGTTTGTATAGTTTAAAATACTCTATAATGCTTTCTGCTAAATTCATAGGGGTTGCTCTTTTGCGGTAGTATTCTAGAACATACCTGTTGTTTTTATTATCAACTGCTATAGGCATAATAACACTATAGTCAGCTGTCTTGCGTATTGAGGATGCAGGGTCAACCCCCATAAAGACGTTTACTGGTAACTTTCCATTATCAGTTTTTAAATAATGTTGATTGTCACTATCTATTTCTAATTTATAATTATGATATTGTATATATTCTTCTTTAAATAGCTGGTCTTCATCGCCAACTATCTTACATAGATATTCTCTATAAAATACACTTACTCTTGCTATTGACTCTAATTCTTCTTTTTTTTGTTTTAATTTTTTTATAGGTTGCCATTCTTCCCACAATGCTATTTCATTATCCATATCTGGACTAAAATGCATATTAACCCATCCCTTCATTTGTTTTAATATTTCTACTAAGCAGCGTTGATGCTGCGGTGTACCAATAACTATTATCCTGCCTTTAGTAGGATCTAATGAAGGGACTGCTGATTGCAATAACCATCTAAGGTTTTGCTCCATAGCTTCTGCAGTTTTAGTATTGTTTTCGTCTTCTGGGTCATCTACAATAATTAACGTAGGTCTTTGACTACCTACTTTAATACCTCTAAGCTGTTGACCTGTACCTTTACATATAATCATAGAACCATCTTTTAACTCTATTTCTGATTTTGCCCATTGTTTAGCACTATGTTGACCCCAATATCCATAGATAGCTCTAAATGTTTCACTATAATCAAGAACATCTTTTATTGTACCTAATAATTTTATAGCATGGTCTTGGGTTCTAGATACTAAAACTATTAATTTATTCCCCTCGTGATGCATAAGGTGGTATAAAGGGTAGACACCACCCACAATGGAGGATTTTGCATGACCACGAGGGGCAATGATGTTTACTTGTTTGGAGGCACTATCAAGTAAAGCATCAGCAATTTTATAATGAAATTTTGGTGAAGGAACTGTAAACATATTTGGCATTATAATTTTACCAAACATTATCATGTTTTTTTTTAATTTATTTACTACTAGCTTTTTATCTTCTGCCACGTCTTTTCTTTTTTGGTTTAGGGCATGTTGTTATGTTGTGTATTTTAGTTTCTTCATAACTACCTGTTTTTATACCACAATGTTTATGGTCGCCACAATCTGTGGCAAATGCACAAACTCTGCCTATAATAGGACAATGTGCAAACATTAATAATGCTCATTATTCCATAATAGTCCATATGTTTCCATTTCTTTTAACGCATCCATAGCTACAGAAGAAAGAAACTCTCCATCACTATTAGGCATTGCAGATATTACATGCAAAGCTCTTATAGCTACATCTAATTGGTCTTCCATGATGTTAGCATTAATATGCTCATATTCATCAGGATTCTTGGGGATGCTCATTTGTTTCCTTTTTTCTTTGTAATGTTAGTTTATTTTCCTCCATTGCTATAGTATCAGCTATTTGTTTAGTAACATCTATCTGTACTGTATCTGTTAATACTTTTTTACTAGGCTTCATTTCTAGTAAATCCATTATTGCATCGTTTGCTTTTAGAAAATTGTTAACATCACCTTTACCTTCAGCCATATGTAATGCTCTTAGTAGGTTATCTAACGCAAATTCTTTATTAATACTCTTTTCAGCCAATAATTCTTTTAATTTTTGTTCTACCATGTCTTTTGATACCTTTTGTTTTAAAAATCTTCGTACTGTTGCTGCAGGAATCTTTTGGTCAGGTCTATATATTTTACCAAGTTTGTCAAAATCTACTTTATCTCCAGATAATAACATATTAGCATATGTATTTATAGTATTTTTTGCTCTTGTAGTATTGATCTCTTGTTGTTTCCAATCTTTTGCAGGATTTGTTTTAGAATAACACTCATATGCATGATTTAATTCAAATTTTATTGTAGAAAACGAACTACACCACCCTACACCACATGTTAGTTTAATAAATGTCTTAGTGTATCCATTTTTATCTGTATAATTTTTTTTTGATACACATTCACTAACATATTTATCATCTGTTAGACCCCAGTCGCCAGTATCACACTCCTTCCAATATAAATATTTAATATTTTTATTATCTGCTTCTTGTTTTGTATAAACAGGGTATTCTGATGTTTTTCTATTAATTCTTCGTTTTATTTTTATCATGTTTTTACTAGTAACTGTTACTAACTAGTAACTGTTACTATATAAGTAACTTATATATAATATACTATATACTTTAATCCATACTCTTATCAGATTTATCGTTATATCCATGTTTTTGCTCAATAATACGAGTAATTATTTCATATTCAGCTTCTAATTCATCTGTAGACATGTTAATTCTATCTAATAATCGCTCATATTCTGCATCAGTCATATTAGATTCTTCCCATTTACCTGTAGTTATGTTAAATATTTCGTAAATTCGTTTTTTTTCAGACATTTCTTTTTAATTTAAAATAAAACTTTATGCTATTTCAACTCTAATTTAACTATATATGTTCCAATACTCTTTTACAGCCAGAACAAGAATGGGAGTGAGAGGTATGTTACGTTACCTACCCCTACGTTAGTTGGGTTGCAGGGGGTTGATTTGGTTGAGTTCAAACATCGAGTCAAGGTGTTGCTTACGCAACCCGTTCTTTACTCACCGTTATCAATCCCACCCTAACGTACAGCTCACGACCCCCAAAGCTTACGCTTTGCCGCAGTCGTAGAGGTACTTGTTACCACACATGTATGTGTCTCCCCCTATATACTATAATCCTTACACATAAATAGAGTACTTATAGTGATTTACGAATAACCTAACATTTCGTTAGAAACTTTCTCATATGTTACAGGACTTCTTTATTTTTGATATATTCATTAACATAGGAGAATAAACACATGAATAAATATATTAAAAACACAGGTTACTTCTTTGTAGGTGTAACCGTAATTGTTACTTGTAAAGTAAAAGATACTATTGAAACATGCATTGATATTGGTAAAAATGAAATGCATGAAAATAAACCAACGGAGATATAATAATGTTAGAGTTATGCGTAATTGTATTACTTGGCTATATAAATATAAATCTATTGTACATAGTATATATACTTATAGATAAAATTAGTGAAATATGCAGAATATATGATTGTAATGAATTTGATGAATTATTTGAATCATTTCCATTTAAATATTTTGTAGAATAAAACGGAGGTAATCATGATAGTATGTATTAGCGAACGGAGCTTGTATTATAAATTTCAAGATTTAAACTCAGGCTCCGTTGAGTTAGTGAATAAAGAGCAGTTCAACACTAAAGAACTTGCTCGTGATGAGGCAACTCATAGGTTTGCACAGAATAGTGCTATACGATCTGTAGAGTTCACTCAATAAACCAAAACCCCCCTCGTAAAAACTCTCCTAATGGAGTTGAGGGGGTAAACTTTCTTAAATAACAACGGAGTGTAATAATGCAAAAAGATAAACGTATCAAAGAGCTTGAGCATAAATGTAATCAATACAGCAGACTATGCGCACAGCATGTAAAAAACTTGCAAAAGAAAAATGATGAAATCTGGGATTTAAAAGCCAAATTAAAAGAGGCTGAATCATTCAATAAAATGCAAGATTAGTTACTGTATTTTTTATCTATAGCTTATACATAATGTATAGGTGTAAACGTCTAAAGTTAGGAGATAACATAATGACTGAATTACATAAAGTACTATCAGAGTACAAAAAGCAAATAGAGGATATAACTAAAGCACGAAATGAAAAGCGTGCTAATAATCCTGTATGGTTTAATCGTAGCAAACAGGTAGACGGAGTCTGGACTGATAACCCTATTGCCATAGATAAAATTAGTGAATCTATGGATGACGGTTATATAGTTAACATGTTTATCAAAGATGTAGAAGACAAAGATAGTGTTCTTACTACGACTTTGGCAGATTTGTTGAAAGACAAATTGATGTTGGCTTTGGGTACAGAGAGAGAGTGCAAAAATAACACATTGCGCTACATGGTGGTCAGTACTGAAGAGTAATCATCTGTCGTGTTAATAGTAAGTGTGGTGTCTGTAAAAGGATACCACATTTACTAAAAAAGATGTGCTTCGCCCAATATTATAATTCGCCAAAAAGCTCATAACGCTCACCACCATAACCTACAACTGCAATGTCACTAGAACAAGCTAGTAACATTTACTGCTTTTTTTATTTGTGATGTATCTGGTTTGGTAATTAATAGTTAGTAATGTCGTAAGGAGATCCTCTGAAATGTACAGACACGAGTGAACACTATACCCAGTAATACATTATGCTACTGCAAGCTCTCATGAATTAGTAGTTGTCATGCCTGTCTTAGTACTACAATCTGCATAAGTCAAGATGAGACAGCAGAGTCATTAGACACCCTAGTCATCAACTTGGGTTAGTGTAATTAACTAACCAGTCAAGTAGCAGCACAATGAGGTAAAGCCATCAGTTTAATTAATAGGAGGTTTTACCTTGTTGTGTAATTTCGTTGAAAAAATCTTTACATATCTCCTGCGACTATGTGGATTCATTGAAATTATTCAACACATAGCGTATACAGTTAAGATTAAATGTAAAGTTAGAGAACAATGGTAGGTTATTGCTGTAATAAAGATATCGCCCTACATACTGTTACTCGAACAAGGTTTGCTCTGTACCTTGACATCAAAACAGAGCAAAGCGTTATAACAGACACTAGGATGGACAAGAGCAGGGAAGAGATTGCTAACTTTCGTAAACATGGATATTACGCTCACCATGAACATCCTAGAAGATATAAGAGCCTATGCACATTAACATTCGTTAACGTCATGACATTAGCCACGATGGAAAGACTATATTCCTTTTTGGTAAATTGTGTATAGTTTAGTACACGACACGAAGAATCTACCACGAGTTTGCAACGGTGTGGCAGTAGAAGAAGTGTTAGGGTTGTGTATAGGCTCTAAAAATTTAAACAAAGGAGAAACAAATGATAAAACTAAAATCAAAAGACAGAATAATATCTATGCTTGTAGATTTATTATCTGATAGTGATAACATTGGTGATATGTCAGTAGAAGGATGGATAAACGCATTAAAATGGGTATTATCTATGGACGATACTGAAGAACTAAGTGAGGCATACAATGCAGAGACTAGTAGTTAAACAACGAGTAACAACTTCATCATTAATGGAATTAAAACCAATAGATTATGAACGTAGTGCATATGATTGGATTGATTTAGGCATAGTATGTAATGGTTTAAGAAATGATGAAGGTATAGTACTTGTACAAATGAAAATAGGTTTATTAAAAAACTTAGGTGCAAAAGTAAAAGACTATCCAAATGAAATTGTAGATGTAATAGAAAAATACTATGGAGCAGAACATGGTATTAGACATCAAACACCACATCTTGTTGAATCAGTATTGTGGCGTAAACCAAACAATTTAAAAAAACTAATTAAAAAATATAAAGGAAAGGACATGAGAACAAAATGGTAATAACAGAACAACGTTTTGAAGAGCTATGTACTCAACATGGTGGTAATCCTGAAGACTACAAACGTTTTGACAACTTAGGTGTTTGGATGTTTGAAGATGGCATGATTATACATCAACCAGAACAAAACTGATAGGAATAATCTTATATATTAATTAAATTCTAACAGAGATAGGAAGAACTATTCTTTAGTGTTATCTTCCTTCTTGAGCAAAAACGGTTTTTCCTATCTCTAAAATATAAAAATGGAGGTAATTATGAGATGTATGATACATCCAGACATCAAACCACAGATGACTGAAACTAGTTATGTAGAAATAGATAAACATACTGATGAATATGTAACTAGAAGTCATGATGTAGTTTATTGTCCACAATGCTTTGAAGAAGCAGCAGAAGAAGGTAAAACTATGCAGATGCAGATGCAACCTGCACCTATCAGATATACCTTAACTAAAGATGAGGTTAAAACAATCAAAATAGAAAACCAACTAAAAGATCTAGAGAATAATCATATAGATAGATGGTTGGAAGGAGGAGAATGGAAATGAGTAAAATGACATTGATTGGTCAGTTTAGTAGAACACTAGGTTATCTTGCTTTTGGTCTTAACAATGTATTGAGATTTGTTGGAACAGCAACTAGTAAAGTATCAAATGTAGTAAATAGTAAACAACGTTACGACATTGAAATACTTGTAGATGGTGCAACAACAATAACACACAATAACCAAACTGAAACACAATTGCGTAATTGTCTTGAAGGTATGGATAGATTTGGTGTTACAGAAGTCATTATAAAACAACATGTTAAAGAACAACAAAAGGAGAAAGAAAATGACAACTAAAGAGTTACTACAAGATATACAAGAGTTTCTTGACCAACTTGGTACAGCTAAACCATTGTATGTAAACAGAGCTAAAAAGTTATCAAAAGCTATTGATTATCACATGGGAGTTTTAGACAATGTATCTGAAACTAAATAACGATAATAGATTGCAGTTTGGGGTGTTGTTAACATTAGACGAAGTTGATACTATCATACTTGGTTTAAATGAATTAGCAACACCAGAAGCTGACAAACTACAAACAGAGCTGATACATTTAAAAGCTAAAGCTAAAATCAAAGGGAAACAAACTTATGGAGAAACAAAAAGATTGTGAACATAAAAACAAAGAGTATATACCTGCAGAAATTGACAATTATGTAATTGAAAATTTAATCTGTTTAGATTGTCACAGTAACTTATCACTAGAAAGGGAGGACATATGAGTCCAGCATTTATAGATAATATGATGTACGTTGGAGATACACCTTGGCACAAACAGGGTGTAAGAGTAGACGATGCTCCAACAATAGAAGAGGCATTGCATTATGCAAAGCTTAATTGGGAAGTAATAAAAGAACCTACTTATATATATCCTAACAATGGATATGGAGGTAAGAAAACAGGTCATTATGTAACTTTACGAGAAGACACTCATCAGATACTGGGTAATGTATCTGGTAAATATGGTATCTTACAAAATCGTGAAGCATTTGAACCATTTGAACCACTACTTGATATGGGTTTCAAACTAGAAACAGCAGGTAGTGTACAAGATGGTAAGAAAGTGTGGATACTTGCTAAGTCTCCAGAAAACTACAAAGTAGGTGATGACCTTATAGAACAATATGTATTGCTATATACATCACACGATGGTTCAGCTGGTAGTGTATTTAGACCTACAGGTGTTCGTGTAGTATGCTACAATACTATTGAATTAGCATTATCAAGACAAGCCAAATGGCAATATTCATTAAAACATACTGCTAGTATTAAAGACAGAGTTAAAAATCTTACAAAAATTATAGGAAGATCTAACGGAGACTTTAAAGCTGCTATTGATGACATGAATAACTTTGGTGAAATAGAAATGAACGAAGATTCATTAGACCTATATCTTGAAACAGTTATACCATTCTTAAAAGACAGAAACAAAGAATCTAACCCAGAAATGGGTATCTTTGTACGCAATACTGCGTTACCTGTATACAATAAGATTAAAGATAACTTTTACAATGGTATGGGTAATAAAGGTGAAACACTTTGGGATGCATACAATGCAATCACTCAGTATTACACACATGACAAACAATATAAAGACTGGGTAAGAACTACACAGTTTGGTGCTGGCTATGATTATAATGTAAAAGCATTTAAAATAGCACAGAAATTTGTAAATGTCACAAGAAAAAACAATCAATCATTCAGCTTAAATTAGGAGGTAATTAATGGATGACTTTAAAACAGCAACTATTACAGAAAAACTAAACTACATACAGCATGAGCTAAAAGTAAAAAAGTCAAATGTAAATAGTTTTGCTAAATTCAATTACAGGACACTAGACGACATCTTTGAAAATGTAAAGCCGCTGCTAGGTCAAACTGCTTGCGTTCTTACAATTTCAGATGAACTAGTAGATAAAAATAATGGTACTTATGTTAAAGCAACAGTTGAATTATCAGACGGAAATGACAGTATATCTGTAGATGCATTTGCTAGAGAATCTGTTGGTAAGAAAGGTATGGATGACCCACAGATGACAGGTACTGCATCAACGTATGCTAGAAAGTATGCTTGTAATGGTTTGTTTGCAATTGACGATACAGAAGATTCTGATAGCATGGACAATCGTGAGCAAACATTACTTAATGGTAAGAAACCAACTAAAGGTCATATAACTATAGACCAAAATATAAAGCTAGATAGATTATCACGAGATCCAGCTTTAAAAGGTAGTGGTACTTCAGCAAAAGTTAGAAAACTAATTGATGAGAACCCTACTGAAGAAAGAGCTGACAAAGCTATAGTTAAGTTACAAAACGCAATCAAAAAAGCAAAGGAGGCTAAATAATGGCTGGATGTTACAGACAAGTCGTTAAAGCTAAATCTGTATCTGCAAGATACAATGAACCACCTAAATCATATATGTCATGGAACAATGACGTATGTTTAGATGTTGTAATAGAGAAACAAAGTAAAGATGGTAGTTCTTATGACTACACATTTACTATTTCTGGCAACTACAAGAAAGACAATCCTAAGAATCCTTGGGGTAGTGCATTCAAAGTTGCTAAGTTCTTTGAGGCTGTTGGTGTAAATACTAAAGACCTCAATGGAGATATGGTAATACCTGATGCATGGTTTGACCAAGCAATAGGTAAAGAGTTCTCTTACATTACATATCCAAGTGATAGACTTAGAGACAATGGCAAACCATTTTGGAATGACTTTGACATTGTTGCATCTGTTGCTGCAGGTCAAGATGCTCACAAAGCAGAATTTGATAAGCAAGTTACTGATGGATGGATAAAAGTCTATGAAGAACCTACTGAAGAACCTTCTGCTGATAGTTCTGATGTAAGTGACGATATGGATTTGTAATCATGGGTAAGCCAACAGTTACACAGATATTGATAAATTGGCTTAAATCTCGTATGGAGGTTGGCAACTTTAAGGTTGCCAGCCACGAGGTTGAGAATGATTTGACTCGATATGGTTTAGTATATCACGACAAACTATTTAATGCAGGTACTGCAGGTAGATATTGGCGTGAGTTTAAACGTACTCCAGAGTTAATGCAACGTATCGATATAAAGGAAATAAACAGAGTTAAAACGAAAAGTGCAGAACACACATGGGAAATAACACTTATCTAATAGAATACGCAATCAACACAGTTGCAAATCGTAACAAATTTTGCACAGTTGCTGAGTTCAAAGATGTTCTAAACAAGAACAAAAATAGAGAAATATATCGCAGTATGTTTTTGTATGAACCTGATGAAATAAAAAAACATCATGCTGAACATGGCACAGTAGCAAGATACAATGGTAAGCAAGCAATAGATAAGTTATATATTGACGTAGACCTAGAAGGGCAAAAACAAGGTGATGCAACTATAGAAAAAGTTGGCAATCTTGTTAATGATATACTAGAACTAGGTGTAAAAGAAGAACATATTAATGTATGGTTTTCTGGTAGAGGTTTTCATATACATCTACCAAACATCTATGGTTTTGAACCAAGCAGCAGTATTGCTGCACAAGTCAAAGCTACAATGCAAAGAGACTTTGCTAAATACATAGATAATATCTACGACAATACTAGACTTATTCGTGCTAGTTATTCTCTTAACAAAAAATCTAATAGGTATAAAGTTCCCTTGCCTCTCGTAGCAGTAACTACTAATCAATGGGCATACTCTGAAGTATTGGACTTCGCTAAAACCAATTCTAAAATGTTTGCACATAGAAAGTTACCTGATGAGGTAAGCGAGCTTTATCCTAATCTCCTTCCACACATACCTAGTGAGAAAAATGAAAAGATAACAAAAGCTATTTTTACTAATGTAAAATACAAACCAACTAAACATATTACATGCATACAACATATGTATAATGCTGGATATGTACATGGTCATAGACATAAGCATTTGTTACGTCTTGCTAGTTTATGGATTACCAAGTTTGGTTTTCCTAAAGAAGCAGTTATGAGTATGGCTAGAGCGTGGAATAAATCATTGACACAACCATTGCCAAACGAAGAAGTTAGTTCTGTATTACGCAGTATAACTACTAAAGATGGTTACAATTATAGTTGTAGAGATGAAGTGCTTTCAAGATATTGTGATAGCAAATGTACTCTGTACAAATACAAAGATCTTGATGACAATGTAGCAGCAGTTAATTCTAGTCAAATGGCACAGTTATTACTAGAAGCTTACACAGAAGACTTTACTAATAGGTCATTTAACATAAAGGATATATTTCCGTTTATGACACAAGACTATGTAGTTAAGTGTGGTGAGCTTGTTGTACTAACAGGTGATACTAAACTAGGCAAAACTGCTTTCTGGCAGTATATTATTGCTAACATTGACATACCAACTTTGTTCTTGTCCTTAGAAGTACAAGCTAAACTAATGTCTAGACGTTTCTATCAGATAGCATTAGGTAAAAGCAAAGAACAAATAGAAGATATGTTTATTGCTGGTAATACTAACATGATAGAAGAAGGCGTAAATAAACTTGCACATTTAGAAATTATAGATTCTAGTGCAGCACCTGATGTAAGTCAGTATGCTGAAATGATAGATAAATATGATGTCAAGATTATTGTAGTAGATACATTAGACGTAGTTCAAGCTAAATTTGCTAAGAAAGAACCATTGCAACAGCAGATATATATTATTAATGCTCTTAAAAACCTTGCTGTCGAGAAAGACATTATTGTACTTGCAGTTAATCATTTATCCAAAACTGCAAGCTACAGACATAAAGAAGGTGAAGAGCTTGATGTATATAGTGCAAAAGGTGCTAGTGACGTAGCACAAAAGTCAGACAAGATAATAGCGTTTATGGGTAATAAACAAAGTAAGAAACGTAAGATTAAATCTCTTGCATCTCGTGACGAGTCAGACTTTGAAATAGTCACAGCATTTGACTGGAAAACATTTAGTTTTTCTAAATATGCATAAACAATAATAAATAGGGAAAGTATAACAGCTTTCCCTATTTATAAATAAAATAAAGGGTACTATGAAAAATGCAACACATTACACTATATTAGGTGTACCAATAGTAAAAATTACAAAAAGAGTAGATAGTGACGGAACCAATACCTATCATAGTAATAGAATAATATTGTTCAACTTGTTCTTGTTTGGTGCAGGATATGCATCACAAAAAGAAAGTGAACATATACATTTTAACGTAGGAATTACAAAGTTTGAATTACTTTGGAGTTTCTGCATAAGAAAAAGGTGGTTATTATGAAAATATATCCTAATTTAAAATCAACTAAAATGCAGCAATTAATATCATTACTAGGTGATTTAGAACATACAGACAGGCAAAGAATGTCTAGAGATGGTCAAGAAATACTAGATAATATATTTGAATTATTAGGTATGCCTAAGTATGATGACATGATAAAAGCAGCAAAGGAGGAAGAATGATGGCTAAAGAAGATTGGAACGTAGTCAAACGTAAACGAGGTACAGAAGTATTCGTTGGCAACGGATATAGAGAAATATTCATTGGACACTCTGATGAAATGACATCACATGAATCACACAGAACTACTGTTCTTATTGCTCATATAATTAGAAAAGCATTAAATAGGGATAATCCATATGAGCGGAGGTAGAGCTGCCAAACAAAAAGGCAATAGAGTGGAACGAGAATGTGTCAATCTAGCAAAGGGTTTTGGTTTTGAATCACGCAGAGCGTGGGGTTCAGATGGAAGATCTTTAGGTTGGCACGAAGAAGTAGATATAGTAATAGATTTACCAAAGTCAGAACCATATAAGTTTCAAGTCAAAGCTCGTAAAAAAATTGGTGACTTATATAAACCTTGTGATGATGTTTATGGACAAATCATAAAAGAAGATAGAGGAGAACCATTAGTAACTATACGTTACAAAGACTTCTTACTCCTGTTAAAAAAAATAACAGAGTAGAAGGTCTCTTTTGACAAAGTTTTTTTAAAAAAAGATTTTAAAGGAAGAGGCTGATAAATGAAAGAGGTGGTACTGGTTGGCGCTAAGTGCCACCTCAACAACTAAGGAGATAAAATGAATAAACATATCCAATCAGAAATAGAAGATATAACTAGTATCTTAAACCATGTGGAAAGTTTTACATCATGTCCTCATGTTAAAGATGCAGTACCATTACTTAAAATAAAATATAATCGTGTAAAGGAATATATAAATGACTCACATAATAGAGAGCTATTTGGAAAGGACTACTAAAGAAAAAGTAGTCAATGGAACTGGTAGAAAGACTTGTGCATTAGATAAAAAGGCAGATAAACTAATAAAACATTGTAGACAATGTAAACGTTGCTGGGAACCAGTATGTAAACCTGACAGTTCTAAAACACAATTCTTATGGTACAATGACTTTCCTGCATACGGAAAGGAGATTGAAACATGTCCTACATGTCAAATGAAGAACAAAAACAATTAGAAGAAATGTTATCAAAAGCAATCGAGGGATACGATAAAATTTTAACAACTAACGCAGATAGCGGCACAATTAAAAAAATTGCTAAAGAACATTTAGATAGAATAATACATAACAAAAAATAGGAGGTGTTATGAAAACATATTATTTTACTGCAACTGCTCATGCATGGGTAACTGCACCTGACGAGCAGGATGATGATGAGATGGTAGAGTGGATTTTAGAAGATCCCTTGAGACATATAATAGAAGACCCAGATATAGATATAGAAGACTTATCTGTAGGTCAAAATGGTAATTGGAAATGGCTTATTGAAGGAAATCCAGTAAAAAGTGTAATAAAATAATGGAGGTATTATGACAAAACAGAGTATAAAAGAAATCTTTAAAAACGAAAAAGTACAGCTAGGTGCTGGTGCTATGGAAGTTATTGAAGATGAACTTAGAAGAAAAGTAAGAACAATGGCAGCTCGATGCACATTGGGTAATGTAAAACGTCTTACACCTGAGTTAATATGGATTGCATTAGGAAAGCCTAATCAATTTGTCTAGTATAAATAAAGAGGTTGCTACGCTCATACAAGAACGCCTTGATAAAGGTGCAGAAAAGTATGGGCGTGACATACCTTTAAACGATAAAAGAGATTTCTTGCAAGAATCAATAGAGGAAGCATTAGACAATGCTATATATCTTGCATGTTATCTAATACAAATAAAAAAGGGTATAAAATGAAATTAACATATTACGTTAAAAAACAAATAGATAGTGATGATATAATAGACGTTAATATTGCAGATGCTAATATGTCTGATTATCCAGACCTAACTGATGCATATATAGCTAATATAACTCATCCAGATGTTACACTAACTGCAGAAGACTGCGAATCATTACAAGAAGAAAATGATGAATGGTTTTACGAATTAGCATTAGAAAAAGCAAGAGAGGGTAGCCATGGGTTATAGGTCAGAAATATGTGCAGGTGTACCAATAGAAGATAAAGATAAAGCATTAGCTATTATAAACGAATGGGATGCTATAGGTACAGGTATGCTAGATAGATTCTGGGATAAAAACCCAGATGGTAGTAAAAAAGACCCAGTAGAATACTTTTATATGCAAGCTGATTATTGGAAATGGTATGATACTTTTGAAGATGTTTCAGCATTTGAAGATTTCATACTTGATGATGATAAAAGATTCTTAACTTGTTTAGGGGAAGATGGTGAACATCATACTAATTATGGTGATTCAACAATGCATGACATATATGTAGTGTCAACACTAGCTGTAGAAGGCGATATTAAGTGGCAACATAAACGACAAGATGGTGTTTGGAAATTATGATTATCTTATCAGTTTGGGATTGGGTGTTAAATATATTTTTATTGAGTACGTCTGTGTTTGTATTTATAATTAGCATGTATATGCTTGCACTTTTTGTGTATATATTAGCAGATTTTGCTAATTGGGTTATAAATAAAAAACGCATTTAAGCACCCAAAAAACACTAGGCGAGTGTTATATCGACAAGACTAATAATCTGTCCATATAACGCTCCCTAGTGGCGTTAAGTGACCCCATAGTAGCTTCTATTTACTCACCTAAAGTTTCTTCTATCCTGCTTTTTTGTCTACTTCTACGTTTTTCTCTTTCAAGCCTAGACTTCATCTGATTAACAGGTAATCTTAAAAATATTTCACCAGCTCTTTCTGGTCTTTCTGAAAACTGAACAAGCTGTCTTACACCTCTTCCAAACGGAAACATAGTATATGCAGTATAAGAACTAAATTTTTCCCAGTCACCAGTCAGCAGCTCTATTGCTGCATCAGGTATTCTAGCAACAGGTGGCTTTAATAATTGTAATGCCCCTAACTTGCTACCCCAGAATGCCATATCTCTTTCACGCTTGTCTCCATATAAACTATCTGCTATAGATTGGAATGTATCTAATGGTGGTGCTAATGCAGTATCAAAAATACTAAACATAAATGCACTACCCAATGCAAACATGAACAAGTCAATCATATATGTATCTTTAAATCTTTCGTACTCTGGTGTACCTTCTTTAAATCCATATAACTTAGCTTGTCTATAAAATTCTTTTCTTGTTCTTACGGAGTTCCAAACAAATAATTTAAACCTAGATAATACTTTACCAACAGCAGTTCTCATAAATGCTGGTCTTGCAGAGTTTTGATAAAGGAATTGAGTATTTTCTATACCTCTCATTGCCATATTAAAAACAAAAGGATCTTCTATAGATAACTCTCTTCCTTCAGCTCCAAACTTTTTTACTGCTTGCATTGCATGTGCAGTAAACGCATTTAATCTGTTTATGCGTTCAGAGTTCTGCATAAAGAACGAGCCATATTTAACCATAGTATCCATTACGTTGTATTTTCTTACAACTTCCATAACACTTAAATTTGGATTTTTACTTTTTGCTGCAGTTGTTATTTCTCGTTTAAATGTTGATAAATTAACACCAGCTTTTTTTAATCCTGACCTAAGTCTTGGATTAACATCAAACTCATTCTGTATAAATGCATCAATAACACCTCGCTCTTCAAGGTATTGTAATAATTCTTTTCTATTCTTAGCAGTCTTACCATTATTAAGTTTTACAACTTCATTGCCTTTACCATCAGTTAATAGCATGTCATATATTTTTTTATTGCTGTAAGTATCAGCAAAATTTTTAATACCTGCACTACCAATAGTCATAGCACTACCACTAAATATATTAGTTGCCCATGTACCTGTGTTTGCTAACAAACTCATCAATTGATACTGAGCTTCCATTCTACCTAATTCATGTAACTTACGACTAAAATATTCTTTTCTTGCTTCTTTACTCTTAGGAGCATGCTTAAAGAAAGGAGAGCTTACACCTTTATTTTGATAATATTTTTCAAATATATTAATTACATTTTCATCAGAAGTAAGATAAAATAAATTTCTTTTGTCTTTTAATTTTAATGGACTTTTAGGACTTACCATTTCTGTTGAAAAATATGATTGATGTCCTAATATACTTTGTAAATATAATTTTACATAGTCTGCCCAAACTTCTACAGGATTTTTATAATCAGAGCCTTTTAATTGTTCTTGTTCTGCTTTAGATACTTTATATCTTGTTCTAGGATTTCTAGTTAACCTATGAACCATATTATTAATTTCATACTGACCTTTTATAGCAGTAGCATTATTATAATAACTGCCAACAAGTTTATCTAAATACAATTTAAATATAAAAGGACTCTTATCAAATCCTGGCATATCTACAACTCTATTTTTTAAATTACCAACAAGACTACCTTGACTAGTAAATTGTACATTTAAATCTGATTCCATTATCTTACTAGGTTCTATTAATTCACCGTAAGCAAAAAACTCTTCAGCACCTGCAAGTTTATTTTCTTGCTGTCTGTTATACTCTAAGAATGCTCTATCAGCTCTTTGAGCTGCCATCTCTGGAGTTAATCCTTTAGCTATAGCTTTTGAGTAAGTATCACCATATATATCATTAGCTTTATTTTCTATAAAAGTAACAATCTCTCTTGCAGATTTTTTAGTAGCACCAAAGTTCATGTGAGGCATGTAGCTAGTAACATCACGCTGTCCTATGCCTTTCATAAATTGGTGCATCCTGTCTCTATATACAAAACTATCTTTCTGTCTAAAAGCTTCTTTCTCTAATCTTGTGCCAAGCATGGTCTTACTAAATTCTATTTCATTTAATATAGCTTCTTCCATTTTTAATTCACGCTGATAACGTTTAATACCATCTATACCTACAGTTCTAATTACTTCTGGTTTATTTATATTATTGTTATCAATTACAGTTCTTCTAAAATGTTGTAAATCCATTTTACCATCTGCATTCCATCTCATATATTTATTTAGTACTCCACCAGTAGACTTATACCATGACTGGAAATCTTTATCCATTACCCAAGTACCATCTGCATCAGTTGCCTTAATACCTTTAGAATCTTTTGTATAAATTAAATCATGCATACCTTTAAAAAATTCTGTAACAGGTTTATTGAGAGCTTCTATCTGTGCTAATTTTTTTGGGTTACTAGGAACAATTCCTTTTTCTCTAAAATCAAACAACTCTTCAACAAGCTTTGTTCTCTCTTCTGTACCATATTTATTTAATTCTTTTTCAATATTTTTATAATATTTATTCTCATAGTATACTATATCTTTACTAATACTTCTTTCGTTAGCTCCATGATACCTAGCTATCTCTCCTACAGGACTTGTAAAAAAGAATATAGGTTTTCTTACATCACCACTAGCTGTTTTAACAGGAGCAAAGTATTGAAAGTATTTATTAATAAGACCTTTAGTAGCCATTTTTTCATCTGCAAAACGAGGATCTCTATACCAATAACTTAAATCAAACTTTAATCTATTAGGGTCTTGTATGCCTTTAAAATATCTATTAATAGCAACAATATCTTCCATTCTCATAGTACTAGCTTCTCTAGGTTCTATACCGCCAGATAATATACTTGTAAAATATTCAAACCATTGTTCAAAATTTTCTTTAATTACTCTATGTCTATTAAGATTTTTTCTAAACTGTTGCACTTCTTTTAGTTGTGCTTCATTAATAGCCAAACCTTCCATAGCTTTAGATGTAGTTAATTCAGTTAAAGTCTCTTTAGGTGATTTATCCATTAAAATCATTTCTGCTTTTGGTGGATTGAACAAATCAAATTGACTAGGGTCTACTTTTTTAGGCTTAGACTTAGGAGGTGTATTTTCATTTAACAACTCTTCAGTTGTTTTTATTGCTAATTCTTTTAATGTCGATATACTTTTAGCTTTAGCTTCAAGTTGTGGAGACTCTTGCTCAACACCTCTATTAAATACTTCTTCCATTTTACCATAAAATTCTTTTTTAGTTTCAAATGGAATACTTCTAGCACTATGTATATCTTTATATAGTTGGTTATGTCCAAAAAATCCTTGAGTCTTTTTAAATGTAATAGGACTTAATAATAATGTATGCCAATATTTCATTAAAGGTTCTGGTGTAAAATTATTATCTACTGCTAAATCTAAAAGCTCTTGTGATGTTTTTTGTATTTGTCTTTCTAAATTTTCTAATACACCATCCTTATCTAAACGTACTGTAGCTTGTAATTCTTCTTTTATTTTTTTATTACGTTCTATTAATCTAGGTATTAATTCTTTTATTGCATTTCCTTTAACACCTGCAGAATCTATTGCTTTATGTAAATCTAAAAAGTTTTTATGCAGTAATTCTATTGTAGAAAAATGAGCTAACCCTCTACCTATATTATCAAATGCAAAACTATATTGAGATATTCTAGGGTCTAGTTTGCCTCTAGGATTCATATCAAAATTAAATTCTTTAGCTAATATTCCTAAATGCGTTTCTATAAACTTAGTTAATTCTTTACCACCTATTAATCTTAAATTGTTTGCTGCCTGTTGCTGCACAGGTAAACTTTCCATTAATCTTGAATAAGCTCTAGTAATAATAGGAAAACTAAAAGACTCTATATTTAACCCTGCATTTTCCATACGTTTTACTAATGCAGGAATCATACCAGTCAATTCATGTTTTTTAACATTTACATTTGTTCTGGTTAACAATCTACCTAAATCAAATATATCTAAAGCTTGACCTGTGCCAAATCTGCTTTTATTAAGTATAGCTTTACCATCACTATTTGGCTTTCTAGTTATAGAATATGTTATATCATTTTCTGTAGTTAGTACTCTTTCACCTACATCAATGTCTAACTTAGCAATTTCTTTAGGTTCTAGTTTTAATATAACTTGTCCACTCTTAGTGGTTTCCCATGCTCTATCTTTTAATATACTCCACGAGATTTGTCTTACACTAGATTGTGGCTTTACTACTCTTAATGCATCTAGTATTGTAGAAAATGGTGTATTAATAGCTTTACTTTTTAATTGATTATATCCAAAATAATCTTTTGGCAATTTAATATCTGAACCATTACGTTTTACTAAATCAAGCTCACCTGTTTTTTCATTTGCTTTATATACTTTCATATCAAATAAAGCATCAAACAATACTCTAGTGTGTGCAACAGAAGGCTTTATTGTAGGGTCTGTACTAGCATCTGCTGATTTGTTTACAACTGCTGTACCAAGATCCCTAAAGAATTGCATTCTGTCAACTCCCATGACACTACCTTTTTTAACTTTTATGTTAGCAACAAAAGTTTGCCCACCATCTTCAAATGTAAAATCAACACTATTATTATTCTTAAGTATATAATCTGCAAAGTTTTGCATAGCTATCTTTGCATTTAAACTAGTACCCATACCTTGCTTTGCAGAATAAGCCATCTGTGATGCTCTTAATCTGTAAGCAGGATTGTACATAAACATTTGATATTCTATATCTTCTACTTTATTGTAACCCTTATCACCTTCTTTTTTATTATAACCTTTGAATCTTTGCACTTCTGTAGCATCTAAGTCTGCATTAGAAAATATCCTATCTATTTCTTTAGCATAATCACTAGGTGTGCCATCTTTATTTTCCCATGCTGCTCTTTCATCTTTTACTTCAACAAACTTCTTTCTTAAATCATTACTGATTCCTTGATAGAGTTTGATACTGTCTGAGTCTTTATCTGCACCTCCAAGGTATTTATTATCCTTGTGGTGTGTGAACGAACCAGAACCTCTCTGCCCTGTAAAACCCCTAAAGCGTAACTGCCTTGTACCAGAGACACTATCAGCAGGAATGCGAATAGCGAGGAGCATAAATGTCTTATCCCATTCTTTAATGTTACTTCTGGATTTATTCCCAGTATATTGCTCCCAAGCTTCGCCCAAATTGACTCGCTTGTCGATAGTTTCCATAGTAGCTTTGCTATCAGTTTTTTGTGCATTTTTTAATTTCCTTTGGTATATAGCTTCTAATTCTTTTTCTGGTATGTATTTAGTTTCTATAGGCATTTTTTTAAACATGTTGTCTAAATACACATCGCCCTCTCTTAATTCTTTAATCCCTTTTTGTACATATTCTGGGTCTATTATTATACTTTCACCTTTGTATGTAAATAGCTGGTCAGGTGTAAATGCTTTCAACCAAGACTTACCACCTGTATAGATATATGGATTAGCAAATCTTCTTACTAAAAATTTCTTTAAAGCATTATGATAATTTTCTTTAAATACAGTATTACGCACTGCGTATGTTCCAGCCATAGCTTGTGCTAATATTTTATTAGATGCATGAAATTGCCTAAAGTCAGAATTAGTATCAAATTCAAAATCTATATCTAACTTACCTTCTCCCTCTAATTTCATTATCTTGTCCATTACCTTACCTGCAACTCTGCTGTCAGGAAACTTAAGTAATGTATCTTTTATAAAGTCTAATGGTAATTCATTCAAAGAAAGGTCTGCATCTTCTATTATCTTATCTAATTCTTTTAATTGTTTATCAGATAACTTTTCATTCTTAGCTCTTACTTCATTTACTTTTTCTGCAAAAGATCTTCCTCTTTCTGTACCTTGTAAACTAGGTTCTAATATTTCTTTAAAATATTGTTCAGCAAAATCTGGAAACTGATTACTAGATGCATGTAAATAAAATTGTCTTGCAATTTCATCACCTTTAATAGATTTAAATGGGTCTTCAAATGTACCTGTACTAACTTGCATATGTTCAATAGGTACTTCAAATGTTTTAGGATTTTTAATAGAAAAAGTATTGGATTTAGAATTGTAAGTAAACTCTGTGTTTATTTCTAAATTACCTCTTAACTTAGCTCCACTATCAAACACAATAAAATCTAAGCCATTTTCTTTCATAAAGTTATTCCAACGACCTGTAGCTCTTTGTCCATTTGATTTAGTAAACAATGCACCTAATCCAGTATTGCCAGCTACAACTGGTTTAATATGACCTACCATACTATCTTGACCCATATACTTAACTACATTGTCAAAAAATTTATGAGCAATAATTAATCCACCATCAGTATCACTATTACCTGTAGTTTCTATATCTTTAATTATCATTCCTCTTATTTTACCATTAGGAATAGTTTCTGTAAAACTAGCAGCATTTAATGGTGTCATTCTATTTGTTATAAGAGTTAATCTTTTATTTAAATCTGCAACAGACTTACCATAACCTTTATTTAACAATAAACCTAAACCTTGTAAGCTAGGAGAGTTCTTATTAACTAACCCATTCATTGCAGCATGATGCAGCACATTGCTAATCCATTTACGTTCATATAATCTATTTGTACCAAAAATACTTTTATCTGATGCAAGCCCAGCTTCAAAAGTTTTTTCTATAGCACTTCTAATAACAGGGTCACCTTTAGACATAGCATCAAATATCATTTCTTTTGTTATTTGCACATTGCCTAAAGTGTCTACATAATTAGCAATTAACATAAAAGTTTTATCTTTTACACCACTATATATATACTTGCCTTGTTCTTCTAATTTATTTTCTATCTTGCGAAGTTTATTACTATCTACTTTAAATATTACGTTTTCACCTTGTGGTGCAAAATCTAATATTTTATAAGCTTGACCATTTTTAGTAACACCATGTGTCATAAACGAAAAACCACCAAAACCTAAGTAATTTATAGGTAGTGTAACATACCTTTCACCTAAACTAGTTGTACCAAATGTTTTATCTTTTGTACTTTTTACTTCTATATCACCAAAAGCTTTATCTCTAAAATAAAATACTTCTTGTGTAGGTTCTGTTTCAGTATGCCACTTTCTTCTATACCTAGCTTCATGTTTAGTAGTTAAGTCATTACCTATTAATTTTTTAAGATTAGTTATAAATACTTCTACATTTCTACCACCTTCTGCTGATAAACTTTCAGCAGTAGCTTGTTCTCTAGCTGATATAAAATCTTGTTCTGTTCTAAATTGTTTTTTATCAACTTCTTTATATACTTCTTTATCTGTATTTTTTAAATACTCTATCTCTCTAGTAATAGGATCCATAAAATCACTTTGTTGGTCAGCATATAATTGAGCAGAAGTACTTTCAGCATCTCTTAATCTACCTTGCAATACAGCCATTGCATCTGCGGCTCTTAGTCTGTAAAATGCTTGTATGTTAGCATCATTAACTTCTCTACCAGAATTTTTAATATAAGTTTCTGCTAGTTGTCTCCATCTTGCTTCTGGAAAGTTTTTTTCTAAATAACCTAATGAAGCACCAGTAGCACCTTTTAACCTTTCAGAATTAGGAAAAGTAAGTGACTCACCCATAGGATGTTCATATAAAATAAAATCTTGTGTTCGTTTAGTTATAGTATTCCAATCTTTAGCATGCTCTGGGTCTAATATATCTTGCATATTTCTACCCAATCTCTCACCTTTTTTGCCTATCATCCATTCACCAGCAGCTTGTTTGTAAGCAGGTCTAGTATTATAACCAAAAAATCCACCTAACAAATACTCATAAATTTGCATTTCTATAGGGTCATTTCTCATAGTAGCAGGTAAACCCATAAACAAACTAGCTACTCCAGCTCTTAATCTAGCATTAGCTTTTTGTATTTGTTCTGGACTACCTTTATACATTTTACCTACAGATACAAAATTACCTATACCACCAAATGCACCACCTGCTATAGCTCCACCTACAAATGCATCAGCCATTATATCAGAACCTTTCCATACAGAACTAACAGCACTAGCTACACCAAGACCTAATGCTTCTTCAGTTATTTGTCTAGTAGCAGCACCTTTTCGTAAAAAATCTATAGTTTCAGCACCAGTTTTTTCTAAAACTTTATCAAAGGTAGCTTTTGTACCTCTAGAAAATTTCATTGGAATAGCAATATCATCTAGTGTTTTAATACCAGCTTCTAATGCTTGATACATTCCTGTACCTCTAAATTTACTAAAAACAGATAATGGCGCTCTCATAATAGCAGGAGCAAAACCTGCAAGATGTCCAAGTTGTCTAAATATTGCTTCGCCTGTTGTACGAGGTTCTTTAGGTATTAGGTCAAATGTAGTTAGACCTTCTAAAAATCCTGCTTGTGCTTGTTGAAAACCTCTTCTTAAACTAAAATTACCTTCTAGTCTTTTAAAGTTTATTTCATTTTGTTCTGCTAATGCTTCCAACTCATCTAGTTGGTCGTCATTAAACATATCAGGATTAGCTCTGTATGTATTTATAAGGCTCTTTACTTTATAGCCTTCGTATGGATTAGCCAATTAATCTCCTAATAAATAATTTAATCCTAATAAACTACTACCACCTACAGCACTATAATTTAAATATTTTTCTGCAACATCCATTGGTATGTTTAAATTTTTAGATAAATTAGATGCTGCTTTAAATCTACCCATTCTTGCATAATTTGCTCCAGCTCTACCCATGCCTATTCCTAATCCAGCAGCACCTCTGCCTAACGAACCAGCCATTTGACTTGCACCTTGTGCAAATCCACTTTCTGCTATTCTACTTCCAATAGACCTTGCACTATCTTCTGCTGTTCTAGCTCCACTCATTCTATTTCTTACAGCCTTTAATGCATCACTAGCTCTGCCTTTTAATGCTCCAGCACCAAATGATACAGCTTTACCTGCTCCTAATAGTCCTGCTCCTAATCCACCTACCATACCAATAGTAGAAGCTATAGAATCTAAATCTGTTTCACCAAAAGCTTTTTCGCCTCTAGCTACAGGTCTATAACTATCTGGAAGTAATCCAAAAGTAGCCATATCTCCTAATTCAAATATAGCTTTTCTAATTGGTTTACTTTCTCTTTTAAAATTTCTATTCATAGCTTTAGCAAGTTCAGCTATTACTTCTGATTCAGCATCAGTAAACTTTCTTGGGTCACTATTATATTCGTCTATAAGACTTATTATTTGCATTGGATTCATTAGTACTGTCCTCCTATGTTACCTAATTGATTTAACATTAACATGTTTAAAAAATTTGTTTGTAATTGTTGCTGTTGAGGAACAAACTGCAATATTTGATTCATATTAGCAGGAGCAACATCACTACTACTACCTATTAACCTTGACATATCTGGTTGATATAGTTGCTTTGGAGCAATTTTATCAAACTCAACACCTAACTCAGCTTTACTTTTTCTATTAAAAGGATTTTTCATAGTATTTTCAATATACTTTGTTTTTTCTCTTTGCCTATCAGCTTCACTTTCTTTTGATATAGCTTTATTAATTCCTTCTACTGCTAAACCTCTTTTATATTTAACTTCATCTTGTCTTATTTGATTAGATAAATCAAATACTCTGTCTCTATAAGCTTGGTCTGCAAGCCTTGCTTGCGCTCTTTGTTCCATTTCTCTAATACGAGCATCGTTTATTTCTTTAGCTTGTGCTAATCCTTGTGAAGTTAAATCATTTGCATCTTTTGCAAGATCTCTTTGTAATTGAAATCCTTCTCTTTTTAATTGATTAGCAGCATTAGCCATATCTTGAGTTATATCTTGTTGTCTTTTTTGCATTACTGCATTTAAAAGATTTTCTGTTCCTCTAGCATTATATCCAGTAAACCTTGTTTGCATGTTTGGTACAATCATATTATCTCCCTAATCCTAAAAAGCTACCAGCTAAATTAAATAAATTATTAGATTGACTATTTCGATATGCAGCTTGTGCATTTTGATTTTGCACAGCTTGATTATATTCAGCCATTACTCTTTGCTGATTATAAGTATTCATATTTTGAGTATTAAATTGTTCATTTTGCAATGCTCTTGCATCAACACCAGCTCCAAGTTGTCCAGCTTGACCATAAGCTCCCATAGCTAAATTACCCATTGCACTAGCAAGTTGAGTACCTTGATTAATAATACCTTGTTGCCCTTGTGCAAATTGGTCACCAGCTTGTCTATTAGCTATAGCATCATATGCTCCACCTATACCCATCATTCCTCTAGAAGCCATAGCAGCATTCATTGCATTTATACTCTGTGCTGACTGGTCACCTATATTTCTTCTTAATATATCAAATTGTCTTTGATTATATGTTGAATTAGGATTAAGCATTGCTTGAGATTGTCGAGCAAACTGCCCACCTAATCCAGATAAATCATTCATACTACTTTGTAAATTTTGATTAACATTATAATCAGATTCTGTTAATCCAAAATCAAAATCTACATTTATATCTTTTGGTCTATTTCTTCTGCTTGCTCCTAAACCCATTAAACCAAACAAACCTGCAGCTACAGGTGCTACTCCTCCAAGCATTCCTATACCTTTACCAAGAACACCACCTAATTTACCTAATGTACCCATTATATTTGATGTAGAAGGACTTCCCATATTAGGCATAGGTACATTTTGCATAGCACCTGATAACACACTATTAGCTAATGCACCTGCTTGTGGATTTAAAAAATTAACTCCTCTATTATATTGACCTAAAACACCTCCTTGGTAACCTATAGGTAAACCTGTATTAGGTGTTAAAGTTCCTATTTCTTGTGGTGGGAGATTGTTTTCATCATATCCCATTAATATTTGTCCACTAGTTAATCTTGGTGGCATAATTTACTCCTCATTTAAATTTAAAGATGCACTAGCCCAGCCTTCACTAGTACGTCCTTGTATTTTATATGTTGTTCCATCTCCTGACCTAACAACTCTAATGTCACCTTCTTTACCCAGTGACTCACTTGCTGGTGATGTAGTGTCTCTACTATTAACAGCATCTATTAATTCATTTAAATCATCATAGATTTTATCTATAACTCTTTGCATATTATTATTGTTAATTCTTTGTGGTCTTTTTTTACTTATCATGTCATTGATTTTGTTGTACGTAGTCTTCTAAATACAATACGAAATGCATCTGTTATAGCTGTAGAATCACTAGCTACTAATAATTTTATTTGAAAATGTCTAGCTTTTCTTTGAACAGTATGCGAACTATAAGAAGTACTATTTTCTGCTGTATTTACACTTATTGTAGGAGTACTATTTTCAGATAATACTTCACTTTTATAAAATATTTTATCTGCAGTAGAATTTCCCATTGTAAATTTTTTACTATACCATACCCAATTATTTCTTCTTGTTGTATTGTGAGGGTCAAATGTTTGAATTAATCCTTGTTGTGTATCAGACATTAATATTTCATTATTTTTTCCAATTACAGCTCCTAATATTCCATGATTTGTTAATCCATATGCTGAAGGATTACTTCTTTTCCAAAAATCCCACCTTCGTTTAGGAACTGTATATACCCAAAAATATTGTCTATATTCTGTACCACCACCATATCCAGTATTTATAACTGTAAAACAATAATAAAAAGATTTTCTATAACCATCATATGTAACTACTATATCATTAGCATAATTTGAATTGCTAAATTTTAATAAATTTTTTAATGCACTTCTGTTATTAATATCAAAACTAACTACATCTGGTTGCTCAACATCTTTTATTGCTACACCAATATCTTGATATTGTTGACCATTATGATAATAAATAGAATTTTTATCTAGCCAAGTCATACCTATATCAGAAACTACAACAGTATTTTGATTTTTGCATCCAATGCCAGTTAAAGTATCTTCTATATACATACCATCTGGATTAACAATATAACTTTCATTTTCAGAAAATACATATAAACGACCATTAAACCCTGCAATAGCAGTAGGTTTATTAGGTAATTTTAAACTATCTCTTATCCAATTAAATTGGTCAAAATTAAATGGTCTAGATTTAAATAAATAATTAGTTGCATCATTTATATCTGGATGAGAACAATTAGTAATATATAAAAAATTATTTATTTTTGCACTTAATCCATATTTAGGTATGGTAGTAAGTAAAGCTTCAGATATACCTGTACGAGATTCATAAGATGCTCCAGAAATACCAGAGTCTATTATAGTTTTAGAATAATATTTACCATAGTCAGGATTAGATGTATTAGAATCAGTTTCAAGCCAACCTGATTTTAATGATATAGATTTAACTAATCTAAAAAATGATGTAGGTTGTGTAGAACTAGAATCATTAGCACTAGAACGATAAACATTTATATGAGTTATTCTTTTACTTAAATTTTTAGGAAATATATCTATTTTAACATTTAATGAATCTTGTGAAATACTACTATTATCTATATGTTGCCAAGAAGATAAAGGTGATTCTTGATAACCGTCATAAAGAAAAGAAGTACAATAAAATTGATCATGATTAGAATTAATACTTCCAGTTGTATTAGCATTATTTGATATAGTTAATTCAACTTCACTTTCAGCTTTTGCAGTTAAAGAACCAGATAAACCTGCTGCCCACCTTTGTGAACCTGTTCCAGAAAAAACATTATAAGTTGCACTAGTTTCATCTAATATAGCATCATTTAAATCTAAATTAGTTGATATACTATTTCTTACTCCTCCTATTATAGAAGTTTGAGTATGATTGTAAGCAACTTTAGTAAGTCTATATAAATTAGAATTTAATACTGTACTACCTTTTTCTACCCAATTTAAATAACTAGTATTAGTATCTTGTTTTGTTAAATAAACATTATCATAAGTTTGATTAAAATCAGAACTATATGCATACACTAATCCTTTAGTACTTATATTATCTAATTTATCATTAGCTGTTATATTATCTTTAACAACTTGTAAAAAATATCTTATTTGTCCTTTTACATTTGCATTGTTATCTATTGAACCATTATAACCTATAAAATTTGTTAAACTACCATAATGCCACCTAACAAATCCACCATCAGGTATTGGTCTTACTGTTATACCAACATAACTATTACTTCCTGTAACTCTTATTAAAGGTAATTTAGGTATGCTAAAGTCAGGAGCTATTGTAGTATTGTCATTAGTACTTACACCCCAATCTCCTATATTAGGACTAACACTTGTAGCATCTGCTCCTTTATATGGAGTTCTATCATCAACTGTTATTCCAGTAGAGCCTGTTGATAAATTAGAAACAGAAACATTAAATAAATAACTTGATGTTGTAAGAATATTTCCTGCTGCTAACCATAATGTATTTCCACATTGCATTATATCTGTTATATTAGTATCATTAGTAAAATTATTTAAAGGTCTGCTAGTTACTACATCCATATTATCAGTATCAATTTTTAACACAAAAAGATTGCTACTTACTTCATCTATTACCCAAAGATTGCCATCACTAGCTAAACACATAGCTTTTGTTTTAGTAAAATAATAATCTGAACGTTTTATTAATTTTCCTAATTCAACATCAAATTTATATACATAATTACCATTTTGTTTTATTCCATATACATTTGTATTTGTACTATTATTTACTATAGTATGCATTGCAGAAAATGGACTAGGAGAAGATAATTCTGCATTTTCTATTTGTGAACCACTAGGAGCATTAGCTCCAAACTGTCCATGTGATATTATACCTACCCATTTTGCATTTTGTGATTTACCTAAACCTATATGAACTTCTTTATTATTATTTTGCATTGCTGGTATATCACCAGAACTAACAAAACTTCCTGTTTCTAATGTACTTATACTTGGACTACCAGCATATAAATCTTCAATAGATTTTATATCTCCATCAGAATCATCAACATAAATTAATCTATGTGTGTCATTGTCATTTATTATTGCCATTCTTCTAGCATCTACTCCTGCAAGTATAGGACTAGCATCTTCGTGTATTGCCATTAATGAACCAGACTGTCCATATGGGTCTATGTTTTCACTATAAACTGCTGCGTCATCTGGTATATCTCTATCATCTGCATTATAAATAACTCCAGACTCAAATTGATTTATTTCAAATAATTCTTTAGGCACTTATTATTTTTCCATTATATGTTGTGTAGCCATTACTTATTGTTAAGACTACTAAATTAAAATTTCCATTAGATAATATATCACAAACACCTACGTTATGACTCCAATTAGTTGGTCTACCTTTTAAATAACTTTTAGTCATATCAGTTAAGCATCCCATTGAATGAGCCATGTGGCTTCCGCTAATGTGTTGGATTGTGGCTTTTTGACAATCATGGGTATGTCCATAGATGACGTTGCATCCCAATTGCAGGGCGTGAGTCCTTGCGTGTGACACTCCCATATAATGCCCCCCATGATAAGCGTACAACTTGCTACCAAGTACTTTGAAGACTTCTCCATATTTATGCCATTCATATCCACGCTCATCAAACTTAAATGCTTTTCTACTTTCGTATTTATCTAGGTATGGGTTTTCTTCAACGAAGTTGTCAAACCAGATTTCGTGGTTACCTTGTGCAAAGATCTTCTTCTTGCATTGTACCAATTGTAAAACTTCATCAATTTCATCAAGTCCTTTGTTTCCATATTCTATTTCCTTATCTATTGCAGGTAATTGATACTCGACAGGTGGTCTTTTCTTTTTAGACCATTGCCAATGACTTACTGACTCACCATCAATTGCATCTCCTAATAGCAAAAATGCTGTAGGTTTTACTTCCTTTATAACATTTAATGCACATGCATATGCTTTCTTATCGTGGTTTGGAAAGTGTATATCTGGAAAGATAACCACTCTGTTTTTTATTTTCACAGTAAACTCCCATGTTACTTTTTTAACTCGAAGTGAACTAAATCATCAAAGTTATTGTCTTTAGTAGTTCTTCTACCCTGACTTAAACTTGAGTCACTCCAATCGCCTCCCCAACGAATATTAATTCCCTTACTTGCTGCTATCCCCAAAACAAAACCACCAAGGTAATGAAAATCATCCCTAGCATTCCAATCAATTGGATAAGGAGCAATGTCCACAGCTTCCCCAGCGACATGCTTACCAAATTTAGTTTTGCTTTTACCTTGTGCAACCAATTCATTTTGTCTTTCCTGACTTCTTAAACCTTCTATTACAGTTATATCAAAGTATTTACAAACTTCTTCTAATACTTCTACTAACTTAGGGTCTACCCCTTTTAGTCTTCTTCGTGACCTGCTACCAAATTTTGGCATTATCTTTTTACAATTCCTTCAATTACATCTGTAACTAAATCAACACACTTTTCAAAAAAGATTTGTTCTTTTTCTTCTGATACAAAAGGTATGTCTATTTTTTTATTAATTTTAGATGCTAACATTTCTTTAAAACCATCA